AACGCCTCACCAACCTCATCAAAGACAACGCCTGGACATACGCAGGCACAGGTCTAGTTCTCATCACCCTGTCAGGGCCTACGCTCCGGCAAGCAATCTGGGTGGTTGGTGTATCATTAGTGTTACACGCAGCATTAACTCTCAGCACAAAGGAATCAGAATGAAGAAAGCACAAGACATCGCAGGTCGTATCGTGGCAGTGTTCCTGTCCTCAGCATTGGCTATCGTTGGTGGTAGTGCTGTGATTGCCCCTGAACTAGAGATTTGGAAGTCGGCTGTTCTTGCTGGTTTCGCTGCATGTGCCACCGTTATTCAGAAACTTGCTCAGTCATCGCTTGATGGCAAACTGACACTAGAAGAAATCAACAGTGCGTTCGGCGCAAAAGCCGAAAAGTAAACCTGTGGCATATCCTGTTGTGCCGGTCAAACTTTGTGACCACCTAAAGAACGCTGTCCCAGGCAAACTCACTGCTGAACAGTTACGCAAAACTGTTGGTGGCACACTCCACCATTGTGCAGCTGACGCATGGGAAGCGATGGTAGATGCCGCACAAAAAGACGGTATCAAACTAACACCGACATCAGAAGGCGACACATATCGCACACTCGAATCCCAAACCAAAGCATTCTTTCAGCGTTACCAACTGGAACCAACAGGCAACCCTGACACACGCACCTTTGAAGGCAAACTTTGGTACCTCAAAAAAGGTCAAGCCTGCCTTGCAACACCAGGCAAATCACAACACAACATGGGTATTGCAGTCGATGTTGCCACAGCATCAGGCCCTAGACTCAAATGGATGCTAGAGAACGAACACCTCTACGGCTTCTCACACGAAGTCCAATCCGAGCCGTGGCACATCCGCTACACCCAAGGAAACCAAGTCCCACCTGCCGTTGCAGCCTTTGTTGCTGCGAAAGCCGGATGATCCTATGGATGCTGTTTGGGCTGCTGGTGTTACTGGTGGTTTCAGTCTCTTAGCAATAATTGTTGCCAAACTAGGCAAAGAAAACCATAAAGACCACCAAGTAGTACAAGGCATTTTGCGTACCATGCACAAGTCTTTGAACCGTACAGAAGACAAAGTAGACAGAATTGACACTGCGCTCACAGACCATGTAAGGTCCAAGCACAACTAAACCGATTGAAAGGTGCTTGCAAATGGCAAGGGGATTCACTACCGTTGAACTCACACTTATCCGTGACAGTTTGCTGAAGGTGACACCTTCAAGAAACCAAGCTGACGAACTGTGGGAAATCATAGAGAAGTTGAACAAAACGATTGAGGGAGCGCACATTGAATACGCCAAAAAAGTCCGTGAAACCAAGCCTGCTACAAGAGATAAAAAGTAACACAACAGTCACAGGGAGAATCCCGATGCTGTTACAAATCATCAACAAACTAGACACCCAAGACAAAGCCGATCTTCTCGCTGCGTTAAACGACTACACTATTTCTGCACCGGCAATTAGTCGGGCATTAGAAAACCGTGGTCATCGGATCAGTGTTGGTTCGATTAACTCTTATCGTAGAGGAGAACTTATACATGTCGCTCGCGGATGATTTACGGAAATCAAGCGCACCCGCTTGGCCGATCATCGGGCAAGGCAAACAGTATCGTGTCCCGAAACTTGCACCCAGTGTTGTTTCAACAAACAAATATCAAACAGCCGTCATTCTGCCAGACATGCAGCTCGGTTACTTTCATGCAAACAACGATGTGTTGGAACCGATACACGACGAGCAAGCCATCGAGGTTGCGATGCGAATTGTTAAAGCATCTAAACCAAACCAAATCATTTTGGTGGGCGACAACTTAGACCTTTGTGAGTTTGGTAAGTACCGCTACACGCCAGCGTTCGCACGAACAACACAAGCAACAATAGACCGTGCAACAGAACTTTGCGCACAGTTACGCACGATTGCACCACAAGCCAAGATCGTATGGATTGCAGGCAACCACGAAGAACGTCTTGGCAACTATGTGTTGGATTCAGCAGCAGCAGCATTCGGGTTGCGTCGAGGCAAAGTACCCCACGAATGGCCTGTCATGTCTGTCCCATACCTATGCCGTCTAGATGAATTTGAAATCACATATTTGAGTGGATACCCGACAGGTGCGCATTGGATCAACGAACGTTTGCATGTTATCCACGGTGACAAGGTTGCTTCCGGCGGTTCTACAGCACACAAATATTTGGCAACAGTAAAAACCTCGGTCATCTTCGGGCATATCCACAGGCGTGAATGGGCTGAACGAACCCGTGACGACCATGATGGGGCAAGAACTATTTTGGCTGTATCACCAGGATGTTTAGCGCGTACTGATGGTGCTGTGCCTTCGACCCGTGGTGGACATGATTTGGATGGCAGACCGTTGTACCGTTCAGAGGACTGGCAACAAGGTGTAGCTGTAGTGGAGTATGAACCTGGTGACGGTCATTTTAATTTAGAGTTAGTACCAATCAGGGATGGTTGGGCTAGGTGGCGTGGCGTAGATTATTTATCAACAAACCCGAAGGGAAACAAATGAGTTCAATGAAAGAGATGCTATATCAGCGTGAAACAGCAGCGTTTATGATCGCTGAACGTATGGAAGAAATTAAACAGTTGCGCTCAGAGATTGAGCGTTTGCGTCAACAGATTCGTGATGTGAGAGCGAGCCTTGTATGAGACTGTTCAACATTGGTGACAGGGTGATCATTGATGATGAGTCGGGGACTATTGAATCTGTGATCGTTGACGGACAGCAAACCAAATATGATGTGCGCTACGGCCACACTTACATGCTTGCTGTTGATGTACCCGAAGATGAGATTGAACCGTGGAAAGCAGACGAACAATGATCTACCAAGTCCGTTGCAACGCTTGTAAAGGTGTGGTGGTTCACGACCCGAAACTCAATGTCGGCTGCTTGTGCGATTCGGATGCCCCGACATGGTGCGGTATCGGCAAAGACGGTCGGCTTATACATTATTCACAATCCGATATGTCCGTGATCGAATACCCTGAATGACTAGCCTTGGTCGTCGCAACAACCCTTGCCCATGCAAGACACCCCTACCACAACAACCGTTCTGTGGTGATCGAGGGGTAGAAGATGACGACTGACCACGCATTCGTTCACATCACCTGGCTAGACGCACACTCCGGCACAGACCAATGGACACAAATTGAGAACCTAGACCAAGAAGGATGCCTCGTACACACAGCAGGATTCCTGCTACCAGACGCTAAAGCAGGCCATGTCACCATCTACCAGTCACGAACCCCGAACAACGATGTAGACCATGTGCTACACGTACCTGTGGCTATGGTGCAAACAATCCAAACGATTGACTTGACTTAACCCTGTTACACCCCTAGAGTAAACCTAACTGCAACGACAAGGAGAAATCATGCAGAACAGATACACAATCCCAAAGCCACCACACGGCAGCCAAGAATGGTTGAACGCACGATGGCAAAACGATGAAGGTCTAGCACGGATCACAGCATCCGTGGCCGCCGTAGTTCACAACGAACACCGCTTCACCACACCAGCAGACCTCGCAGTAGAACTCTTGGCAAAGATACCCCCCGTGCCAAAAGAACAAAACGATGCGATGCGTCGAGGAACAATCCTTGAAGGCCCACTCATGTTGTGGGCATCAGAAATCCTGAACGTCACCATCACAGAACCACAAGAACTGTTCTGCTACGAAGAAGACGGTGTACGTCTGATGGCAACACTGGATGGCAAAGATTTGTCAGGCAAAATCTATGAACTGAAAACCTATAACAAAAGGTGGAACGGTCAACTCCCCCCATATTGGAAATGGCAAGGAGTACAACAAGCGATCTGCGCTGATGCAAACGAAATCATATGGATCGTTTTTGACTCCGATCTTCAACTGCAATTCCATACACAAACCGTCACATCCGACGAACGCCAACAACACATAGACGCAGTACGCAAATTCTTGGGGTTCATCGACATGGGGATGATGCCGGAAGGTGCTGACCCCACCTACGACAATGCTTCGGCTTTGTACCCCGAAGGATATGAGAACACTGTTGTCTTGGGCCATGAGGTATACAACACTTTAGAGCGTCTGTCTATCGCTAAAGAACAAATCAAATCTGCTGAAGCAGTACGCGACCAGCTGCAAGGTGAACTGGGGATGCTGCTCGGTGACGCAGAGTACGGCTCGATTGACGGGGTGCAGGTCGTATCGTGGAAGAACTCGTCGCGCACATCGTTCGATGCTAAACAGTTTGAGAAAGAACATCCAGCTTTACACGCAAAGTTTAAGAAAACATCAACTTTCCGCACTATGCGGATCACAGCAAAGGAGAGCAAATGATAGATGATTCAGATGTATTCGCAGTCAACCCATACCGCATGATGTCACAGGAGCAAACGGTTGCCATGTTTGAACACATGGAATTAGACGAACTACTGCTGTGTGTAGGCACATACCTCCTTACCGCAACAAAAGGCGAACAGGGTGTAAGTGTCAACGAAACTATGGCAGAACTCTCCAACCTATGCCCACATGAACTTGCAGTCAAATGTTTCAAGTTCACAGACCAACTCGTAATAAAAGCACAACTAACAAAAAGGAACAACTAAAATGAAACTGGAAGAAATCCTCGGAGCATACGGTGTGCCAGACCCAAAGATTGTTGGCAAACTACCGAAGGCTGGCACGTCACTAGATTTTGTGGGTCACGCAGACATCA